TAAAGGGAATTCTTTCGGTAAATAATTTGCTCATATTGTAATCCTATTAGATGTTTTGGTTTAAATAAATACAATCAACTCTCCAAAAGAAAATGGAAATGCAGAACTTTTTGAAAAGTTTTTTTTGCCATTATATAAGGATATATGTATAAGTTTATTTTAATGTTTTTTGTGTATCAAATAGTAAAGTGGGGGAAGCGAACTCCCCCCATACTACTTTACTTGTTTTCTTCAACAGAAGCTTTTTTGTAATCAGTTACTAATTTTTTCAATTCACCGATTGCTTTTCTAGCTCTGCCTTTTGCAGCTTTAGTTGCTCCATTGTGCTCCTTTTCGAAAGTTTCAAAAAGGGCTTTCATTTGTTCAAATAATTCTTGACTTTTCATAATTGTATTTTTTTTAATTTAAAACGAAACCTTTTTTACACCACCAGTTGATGGCATATTTTCCACATATTTTTTGTGTAATAATTGTCTTTCCATCTCAACCCCATTAGCACTTTGTTTTTGAGTTATAATACCATCAGAAGAATTTGCTTGGAACACTTCTATCATTCCTTTATTAGTATCCATTTTGGCTGGGAATGTAATCCCATCTGGTCCAAAACGATTCTTCATAATGTGGAATCTAGCAGTATTATTTAACTTATCTTTTGATTTTCTACTAATACTCATAATGAAATCTGCGTTCATTACTTTTGCATATGAGTCTGCGATTTTATCCGCCTCAATAACTTCAGAATCGATTGCGGAACGATTTGTTTGTGATGCTGTCCAAATTGGTATTCCCAATTCACCACCCATACCTCTTAGGTCTATATAAACACCACCTTGCTCACCATAAGTTGAGTCTGATTTATTTGAATGTGAAAGAAGAAGGTCAGCGTAATCAACGATAATCAAATCAGGTTTATTACCTGCTGCTATCATCTTTTCTAAGTGAGCTTCAATCTTTTTAGATGAAACTCCTTTTGGTGGAAAATATTTAATTAAAAGTTTACCTTTTAATCTTTTAATTTTTTCCAATACCTCATCTTTATTATCTTTTAAATCAGCCGATGGTATGCCAGAAAATATGGTATCATATCTTTGGCCTACATAGTGTTCGGATAGTTCTAATGTATAGTGTACAACACTCTTACCAGCTTTAACAGCTGCTGCCCCTAATGCTGCCAAAACCCAAGTCTTACCAACACCAGATGGTGCTACAACAACTCCCAATTCGCCTGGTCCTAAACCACCATCCATTAGTTCATTAACACATTCCCAATCAGTTGCAACTGTGCTTCTATCAATTTCATCAACCCTACTTATATAATCCAAAATGTAATCATGTCCTAAATCACTTTCAACTCCAACTTTCATAGCTTTATCAACAAGCTCTTTAATTTTATCGTAGTTTCCAGCTTTTAGTAAATCAACTGATTGTACAATTACTTCTTTTAGATTTTGGTTTCTACAAAAAGATGCAAACTCATTTTTTACATAATCCAAATCTTCTTTTCCAACTTGGGTATATATTGTTCTGAGCTGCTCTACTATTGTTTTAGTAATTGATGAATTGTCTAGCTTCGATAGTTGTACTTTGAATACATCTAACGTTGGTGCTTTTTTATATTCTTCGTAATAACTTTTTACTTCACCAATTATCCATTTATTTGCTTCCGATTCAAAAAATTTCTTATGGATTATTTCACTCAATGTATCCATAAGTTTAACATCTGTTAATAACGCAGATATTACCTTTGTTTGAAAAGATTGCCCATATTTAGATAATGTGTCTTGTGAATTCATTTAGTTATTGTAAGTTTACAAAGATACGAAATTTGTACGAATTATACAAATTTATTTTACAACGATAGAACCGAATGTTGATTTAAGCCAATCGTTTATATCGTTCCAATTTTGAAGGATTTTATATTTCATCCCAACCCGTAGGAAATCCATCTTATCAAAGGGTTTGTTTGGTTCATTAAACCTATCTAAAATTTTCATTTTTTCTGAACCAGATATATTTGGGTCTGCTAATTGCATCAATTCTTTGTTTCGTAAAACCAAATCTTTTTGATTTAATATATCATTATAAATCTTTGATTCTGATTTTCTATCTTCACATAATTGAAAAAATTCATCGAATTCCACATACCTATCTTCAGAAATTTCAGGAAATCTTTTTAGTACAGTTTTTAAACCACATCCTTTAACACCAGGAATGTTATCAGAATTATCACCATCTAATGTTCTGAATAGTAAAAGATTTTGTGGGTAAATTCCCCACTCTTCTTTTACCAACTCTCTATCATAAAATTTCTTTTTGGTTGGCGAATAAACTTTCGTCTTATCATCTACCAATTGTAAGAAATCTTTATCAGTTGATACTATCACACATTCCTCACCTTCCTTTAAGACATGCTTTGCTACATAACCAATTGTATCATCGGCTTCTATACCATCGTATATCATTGTTGTTATTGGAAGATAATCTAAAGTATCTGCTAACCAAACGAATTGACGTTTCATAGAAACTTGCTCATCTTCTTGAGTCATCATTTCTGGGTATTGTCTATTAACCCTAAAACGATTCTTACCTCTATCAGCTTTATAGCCTTCGAATATTTGCTTTCGTTTGGTAGAACCACCCTTACCATCAAAGATGATAATTACACGTGTTGGATTAAATTGACGAATAGAAAAACCTATTGATTTTAATGAACCAACTACCCCACCCGTATGGTCACCATTCTCATTCATAGTGGGATTGGTGGTCCAACTACGGATGAAGGTATTGAGTCCATCTATGATGAGAACTCTACCATTTCTAGTTCGATTTTGATTGAGTTCGTGCTCTTTCTCAACCTCGCCAAGTAATTTTTTGTAGAGTTCTTTCATTATCCGTTGATTTGATTTGCAAAATATTTGTTAATAGTTTCCAACCTATCATCTGAATCTACTAACATCTGAAGTGCTTCTTCAGCGTTATTGTAGAAATCTTTTGTAGAATGGTCACCAATACCAACTGCTTTAGTTCCCAAAAGTTCTAAAGTTAAAAGTGCTTTTGCTCTATCAGCCTCAGCGGATGTGCGTAACATATTAATTAAATTCTGATTCATAACATTTTGTTTTAGTCACCTAATACTTCTGAACTATCAATTAAGTTATCAGTATCAAGTGAGCTGTTTTTATATTGAAGTATTTGCGATTCACAAATTCTTTTGTAAATCTGGTCTCTTACATCTTCACGAGTTTGGAGAATCTCAGGAAAATCCTTTGATTGGAATTTAATCTCTTCTCCGGTTTCAATATCAATGTAAGTGTACCAAGCACCTGCTTGTTTGATTAAGTTATTATCTTTCAAACTACCCAACCATGCTCCATAGTTATCAATACCTCTATCAAAGAAGATATCGAAATCAGCGGAACGAAGTGGTGGTCCCATTCGGTTTTTAATAACCTGTGCTCTTACTTTAATACCAACAATATGTTCGTTACCATTTTTATCTTTACCTTTAATAGAACCCATTCCCTTCAATCTCAAACGAACCGATGCGTGGAAAGCAAGTGCCTTACCACCAGAGGTAGTCCAAGGGTCAGAGAATGCCATTGCGTTCATTTTCTGTCTTAATTGATTGGTAAATACCAAATTAATTTTTTGTCTACCAATCATATTGGTAATCTTTCTCATTGCTTTGGAAATGATAATTGCCTTATCGGTAGCGTAACCATCTTTATCATAATCAGCTTCCATTTCCTTTTTTGTAGATGCAGCTGCAACGGAGTCTACAACTATCGTTACATACTTGTCTTTTGATGTTAATCTAACTTTCTCAATGATAGTTTCGATAAACTCAAATATTTGTTCTACGGAATCTGCTGATACATAAAGTAGCTTTGATACATCAACACCAATCGCATCTAAGAATTCTCTACTTACTGCGGTTTCGGTATCAATTAAAACTGCTACTCCACCTAATTTTTGGGTTTCAGCTAAAAGGTGAGCTGATAGGAGTGACTTACCACTTTGCTCTAAACCCGTAACTTCGGTGATTCTACCAACAGGCAATCCACCATATGGTCGATTTGATATCGCCACATCTAACATCGATGCTCCGGTTGATATCCAACCTTCTACATTTGTAGGAGCATCTTCAGTATCCAAAAAGTATGCTACCTTTTGTTCTTTGGATTGCTTGTTTAGCGATTCAGCCAATACTTCGGCTAAATCGAGTTCTTTCTTTGCCATATATTCTTACTTATTTTATGAATTAAAAAGGTCATCGAAAGCTGAAGCAACATCATCTAATTTCTTTGCTTCTTCTTTCTTAGCTTCAGCTTTTGGAGCTGGAGTTGTGTCAAAAGGTGCCTCATCATCATCATCGGATGCAGTTGATGAAAGAGTTTCAGTTGATACTGATTTTTCATCGTCTGATTGTGCTGATGGGTTTAGCCAGCCTTCCAATACACTCTTTAATTCAGCGTAAGTAAGTTCTTGGTAAAGGTCAGTAATTTCTACTTGAGAGTTAAGAAATTTCTCCACATCTTCTTTGTTTTCAGCGAGTGGAGTTTCTTTTGGTTTCACACGGATAGTTGTTACAGGATATGATGTACCACTATCTTCTGCGGATACAACTTCTACAACGATATCTCTACCATCATTTTGGTCTGTGATATCACCATAGTCTGGGTCAGCCATATAACCAAGAATTTCTTGATATACAGTTTTTCCAAAGCCCCAAAAACGTACACCTTCACCTTCTTCACCTCTTACCAATACTGGTACGAATGTGCGAAGTTTCGGCTCCATACGTTTTGCTGCTTTCCAATCTTCCTTATCACCCATTCTTTTAAGTTTATCGGCAAACTCAACGATTGGGTCAGGTCTACCAAAACTCATTGGAGATAAGTAAGTTTTGTTGTTAATGTTGTAGTGAAAGAAAAGTTCAATAAAAGGATTCTCTTTGTTGAACTTGTAGGGAACTAATCTGATTTGATGTTTTCCCGGTGCTGGTTTCCAAAGTTCTACAGTTTTTCTTTGGGTGTTTTGCAGTTTGTTAAGTCTGCTCTTGATTGCATCTAAATTAATAGCCATTTTGTTTACGTTTTAAAGTTTAATTTGTTTAAGTTTTATGGTTTTATTATGGTGTCTTTCCTACACCCCTATCATATATAAATATAATCAGATTACAAATATACGAATAAAATTTGAGCTTTCCAAATCTTTTTTCAAATATTTTCATCCATACATTTTTTGGATAGATTTCATCAAATATACGAAAAATATCTGATACTGCCAAATAAAAAAGGGAGATTTCTCTCCCTTTCTTATCACATTCTTATTATTTTAAAAAAACTATTAGTACGCTTCATAACGTTCTGTCTTTTTAGTTGAGTATGATATTTTCACATGTCCTGCTATATAAGCAAATGCTAAAATTATCATAACAATTACCAAAGGTACTACTATGTGTTCTAAAATAGAATCACGCTTAGTCCTCATTATACAATATCCTTCGATTCAATCAAAGTATATGTAAACGATGCTCCCCAAACAGTAGCTGCCTTTTTGCAAATAGTCATAAATTCATTGAAGTCAGCTTCTCTTTTAAAAACCTGACAGCCTTCTGACCAATTCTCTACATATGTAGAATCTTTACCAGCTTTATGAATGTTAATTCCAAATATTCCTTCTTGAATTTTACTTTCATCATAAGTCATATCTTTATTTGCATCACGATACACTTTAACAGGTTTTTGTTGTTTTAGTGCTTCGTACTTACCCTGATGTAAACCTATGGTGTGTGAACCTCTATATTGACCTGGAACTAATCTTGCTACACCAGCTGCGTTGTGATATTCTTTCACACCTTTTGTTCCGGGGTCTGTTGTGTTCACCCACTCTTTGTAAACCCAATTTCCATTTTCTTTGTAAGATAAAGTAATAACATCATCAAATACGTTAGTTACTGCTTTACCAGTTGAAGAATTTCTAACACCAATAATGTTTAAGTCATATCCTTTGTTTGAAGTATCATCAAACCAAGCATATCCTTTTGCTTTTACTGCTTTTTCAATTTGTTCTTTTGTGTACTTTGCCATTATAATTTCTTATTACGCAAGTAAGTGATAGTACTCTTTAAAGTGTTTAATTCTATCAGCTAAACCAATTGTACCACCATTTACTCTTTTAGTAATTGAAGTAACCACAGCATCTGATGCTCCACCATCTGCCATCTTATGTAATCCGTTTTTAGAGAAGAACCAAGCTGCTGAAAGTAAAGCGTAATGAGATGCTACTTTATCAGGGTTAACTGTCATATCTTCACCAATCTTCATTTCCATTACCCATTCTATCCGCATAAACTCTACTTGCAATCATTTCAGGTTTTCTTTCATATTGTTTAGCTAAAGATTCGCTTGGGAAATACTTTTTGAAAATACCCATCAAACCTTTTGCAGAATAATTTAAATTTTCTTGAGTTGCTCTGAACCCACCACTCTCATGTCCGCATTGTGCTAAGAAATGTGCTAATCTCAATGGAGTATTAATTTCAAATTTAGCAGCGGTGTCTGGAATCATAGCAATTACCGCATCAGGAACATGTCCTTTTAACTTGTCCAATTTTAATCCACCAACAGGTTGTATTACAACAGGTGCTGGAGCCGGTACTGAACTTCCCATAATCTTAGCCCAAGTACTGTCACCTACAATACCATCTGGTGTTAATCCATTTTTTGTTTGAAAAGCCTTAACAGCTTCTTCGGTTTTAGGTCCGAAAGTAGTAACGGCTGGACTGATACCCAATTTTTCTTGCATCAATCTAACGTTTTCGTTGTTGTCACCTCTTTTTAGTAGCATGATTTTTATTTTTAATTAATCCGAATTGTATAACTTTATTAAAAACGTATAACCATAAAATTATTGTTCCTCACCAAATGATATTACTTCAAAAATTCTAGTTTGAATTTTTTTAGTACCCTCAGCGTTAGTAAGGATAATACAGTTTTTAAATTTTTGCCAATTTAGCACAAAAGATGTGTCTAAAACTCCACCATTTTCTTCTTTAACCAATTCGTTAAGAGCATTAATAGTGTATAAGGTATTAGATTCCTTTTTTCTATGAATTAGAATGGTATTCTCCAATGGAGTTTCCGGCTGAAAAGCCGTATCAATATTGTATGTTATGAATAGTTCTTCTAAATTAGATTTATTTTGCAACACATAAATATAGTTATATACAATGTGGTAAATTTCTCTAATTTGTTGAAGAGTATTCTGAAGTTCTGACTTTGTTGTAAAAGTACATAATAACTGGGTTTTCATCAATCTCCTCTATTTTTGATTATAAATATTAAAAATTAATAGAAAGGAGTTTTTACTACTAATTTATTTGGTTCTGTGTCTAAATAGTAATTTTGGCGAACCCTTATCTTCCGTTTTCATATCGATTTGAATAAACGTATTATCTTGTCCTCCCATATTGATAACCAATTTAACACCATCATATTTAATTTCATACGGTGGTTTTGGATTACAATAATAATCAGGTGATTTTACTTCAACCTCTCCAGTATTTTTGTTAATAATTTGAGTATATACATTCTTACCACAACCATGAACATCTTTCCACATTTTGGTAAGTTGTTTTTGTCCTTGTTCGGTTTTACTTAATTCTACCATTTTCTTACTAAAAGCTGAAAGGTATTCCTGTTTTAGGTTTTTCTTTTTTTCTGCTTTTTGTTCTTCTGTCATTGAATCATTCCAAGCATATTTCTTTCTCCAAAGAGAAACTTGGTCATCTACGGACTTTCCAATACTCCCTAAATAAACTTCACCAGCATTTGTAACGCCGGAATTTTTCATTGTTATATTTTTAGGGTCAGAATATGTTTTAGCAGATACTTTCATAATATCCTGCTTACCACTTGGGTTAGTATAATGTACCACCAAATCAGTTGGGTCTACTTTAGGGTCAATACCCAATTTCATTAAGGCTGTTTTACCAACACCACCAACTTGCTGAGCCCCAGTTATTTTAGAACCTTTTGGTAATAATTCTTTAATACTTTCAGCTGCTTTTTTATTGATTTTATCAAACTTAGGTTCATCTCCACCTAATTCTTTAAAACTTTTTTGAGTAGCTGCATAAGCATCTTTGTTTTCTTTTGATGAGAATATGTAAGATACAACACCAGCTTCATTATGCTTTCCACTCATATCAGCCAAAGCCCTATCCTTTGCACCACCTCTCAATGGTACATCAATACCAGCATCTATAATTAACTGATTCATTTCTTCGGTTACAGTTGTACCAGCCCCACCAGTTAAGTGTTTATATGGTAATGTTGTATTTGCCGAAAGATATATCTTTTTACCACCAGCATGCCCTTCAATCAAATTATATTCAGCCATTTCTTTAAGGGCTTCTATTTTTTTCTCTTTAGTATCAGCATTTAGGTATTTTAACCAATTCTTTTTTAGAATGTTTACTCTGGTTTTGGTTTCTTTATCAGAACTAACAACCAAAGAATCCATAGTATTTAATTTTTCTACTTCCTTCTTTATAGTTTGGTTACTAAACTTTTTACTTATTTCTTCCTTTCCAGCCCCAGCTACTTTTTTAGCTTGAGCAGTTGCAGTTTTAACTGCTTTTTGTGGAAGAACTTTTACTGTGATTCGTTCACCCTTACCAGTTACACCACTTAAAGTTTCTTCAAACAATAGGAATAATGATTGAACATCTTCTTGAACTAATGCTTTTTCTAATACTGATTCGGTTCTAATATATTTTGCCTCACCACCCGGCTTATCTGAATAATATCCTCCACCTAAACTATATAATCTTTTACCACTTGCAGTTTGTGCGGTTTCACCTTTTTTATCATCGGTTACTTTTGGTTGTAAATCTTTTGGTAATGTAGGTGCTTCAGCGTTAGCATCTGCTTTCTTAGCTGCTACTCCAATTTCTTCAGCAAATTTATTTGCCATTGGTATAATATCTTTAGCATCCATATCAATGACTCTAACTTTCATATTTGTTGGAGTACCATCTTTAATTGCTTTAGATGTCATTGCTGCCCAACGATGATGTCCATCTATTACATACCCATCTCTACTTACATAAATTGGAGCAGTAATTTTTGGATGTTCTGGGTCTTTTTCTAATGCTTTGGTCATACCAGCTACTTTAGCACCAACCAATTCCGATTGAGTTGCTTTAAGAGCATCTGATGGTACTTCAGTATCAACTACTTTTATACCTTTCTTTGCCAACATTTCTCTAAACACCGGTTCGGTATCAACTTCACCACTAGCATCCTTTGGCATACTTTCTGCTTTAGAGCCGGCTTGAGGTTTACCTTTGAATTGTGGCATCTCTTCTCTTGGGATACCTAAATTATTATCACAATATAAATTTGTACCAGGTACAGTTATTTTACACAAATTAAAATTAGGTGCGTTTAAACCTTTAGCTTTAGCCTCATCAGCCATTCTAGCCAAATCATCAATTTTCATTGATATTGATTTCATTTGTTCGGCTGAAATTGTATCAATTGTTGAAAAACCACTAAAAGCGTCTGTATCAGCTTGTGGTATTTCAGATTGTACATCTGCCGCATCTATTGGTTGGAATCCACTCTTATCAGTTGGTTCGGTTGTTTTGGTAGGAGTTGTTGGTTCATCAACTTTTGCTAATTTAGCCATCACTTCCTTTTCCTTATCCAACATAGCCTTCATAGCAGGGTCATCAGAATACATACTCTTAGTCTGCTGCGGCTCAGGTTGTTGGGCTTGTGGTTGCGTTTCAGCAGATGGTTGTTCTTTACCATCTTTTTCCGAACCTAAATCTTTATTTAATTGGTCTCTTTCTTGACTTCCTTCCGGTGGTAACTGTCTTTCTGCCGCCTGTCTACCAGGGTGTTCTTTTGGTAATCTTAATAAATTTCCAATTAAACCTTCAGCATCTTCACCTTTGGCGTTTTTATATTTTATAACTTTATTTAAAACTGGATTTACAAATTGTTTCCCATCAGCTTCTTCAATTGATTCATAAACAATTCCAGCTTTATGAGTATTCCAACCATCTACAATTTTTTCCAAATCTTCAGGAGACATCTCCATATTTTCAATACCATCTGCAATCATTTCGGCAAACTTTATCATATTTGCTTCAGTTTCCGCTTCACCATCTGCATCAGCAAATATTGCTGCTCTACCAACTCCTTTTAAAAGTGTTTCACCAACAACGTGTGGTATAAATTCTACGGCAACGTGTTTAGCAAAGTAAGCGGCTCCATGTGATAATCCACCCATAGCAGCACCAAATACTGCGGTTGTTGCTATCTTTATACCAACTGATTTTAGGGCTTTCTTTTCGTGGTCATCTAATGGTTCTCCTTTGAAGAATTTTTGAACACCTTTACCAGCTTCTTTAAATTCGTGAACTTCGTGTGCAGCTCCTTGCTTTATTGCTTTGATAGCACCCTTTGCTTTATCTTTAATAGCTTCACCTAATGTTCTACGGGTTTCAGAACCTGGCTTATGTTCACCATTTTGGAAGAATTTTTTCTCTTCACTACCCCAACTCTTTAATTTGTTTTTTAATTTATTTACAAATGAATTTTCAGAATCAGCTTCAGCATCTGCTTTAGCTATCTTATCCATTGTATCTTTTTCTTTTTCAACCGATGCTTTTGCAGCAGGGTCATCAGTAAACATCTTAGATTGTGCTGCTTTTGTATCAGCATCTGCTGCTGGTTTTTCAGCTGAAGGTTTTTGAGCTTGAGTTGTACCTTTTTTCTGAGAACCTAACTCATTATCCATACTATCTCTTTCCGGAGTTCCTTCAGGTGGTAAGGTTTTTTCAGCTGCTTCTCTACCAGGTGTTCCTCTTTTTAATCTTAAAAGATTTCCAACTACACCTTCTTTATCCTCACCATCTTTACTTTTGTATTTAACAATTTTATTTAGTGCTGGATTTTTGTATTTAGTTTCTTCTTCTCTAAGGTTTTGTAATAATTCATCCTTAATGGCAGATAAACCCATTTCGTTTAATACTTCAGATAAAACCGAAATATGTTCATCGTTTTTTGGGCTAGGTGTTCCATTATCAACTCTATAAGCCCATTCTATAAGGATTTCATTTATTATGTTCTCTACCGTCATACTTTATTAAAATTTATGTTCCTTTTGATTACATTTTACTTCGTAAGATTCCCACCCTTTATCAGGTTTTGCATTTGGGAATGAATAACATTTCCATACGTTTGATTTTTCAAAGTGGATATGTTTGTGTAATTTTGAAGGAATTGCTGCATTTGTAGGAACTCTTTTAGCTGGATTATCAAAGTTTAAATTAATAATTACTGTCAATGATTCCTTATCATCCCATTTTCTTTCTTGCTCTTCCAATAATCTCCACTCACCTCTATTAAGGTATTGGTCTTGCATTATTGAATTTAAATAAGAAAACGTTTGTTTTAAATTTGTTTCATTATCAGAAAATGTTGCAGCCGGTGCACCATGTCCTTTATCATATATGTTTCCTTTGTAATCCATATCATCCGAAGTTTTAATACTTTTTTCAGTATAAAAATTCATATGACCTCTATTAACATTTGTAGGTCTGTTTGTAGAACGATACTTTATATAAAGGGGTTGTTCTAAAGATTGAGAGTACATTACCTCAAAAACTTCATTTTTCACTCTTACAACATCACTTTGTTGAGCTGCCCCAAATAGTCCAATAATTAGGAAAGGGAGAATGTATAGGAATCTTTTCATTATAGCATATTTTTGTATATACTATAAATATAAACCTTACACTTTTCCGTAATCAATTCCCCAACTGGCTTTGATTGGAAACCCACCATCTTCAATGATACTTTTTAGGGATTTTGCGGATTGTGTATCACTATCAGCAGGATAATCAAATAGAAATGAATCATATGTGTACAACCTCATTTTAATACCAGTACCCTTAATATAGTTCATTATACCTACCATCTTATCAACGTTCATCTCCGTTTCCAGCGCTTGTAAAAGATAATTGAACACCTTTTGTGGATTTGGTTCTTCAATCCATTTAAGTGGAATGTGGCGGTATCGGGT